CGTTTCTCAAGTACCTCCGGGTTTTATTAAAATTTACAACGTCCAAGGTGTTCTCAAAGGCGATCTTACGGGGTGTGCCATCATAATCAAGGATGAAAACGCCCAAGAATACTTTAATAGACCGATCGAAGAGTTATTTGAAGACAAAGAATTCATTGTGAATCCAAGTAATCATTATGAACCCGTGATCCATGCATATGGACAGACACTTTCCAATCTCGTCACGAGTAACGTCATCACCGCGACTGGTCGCATGGGCATTAATGGGAATAAGGGTATCGTGATCAACGGTGACCCATCGTACGTTGAATATTCACAGTTTCACATCACGAGTGAAGATGGTGGACTTTCTGCGCGAATGGGTGTGGATCAAAGTGTTGGTTCGAACGGATCCATATTTATTCAAGGTTCGAACAACTTCAACACGGATAATGTCAATCTTCTTCTACTTCCGAAGAATGGTAACGTTGGTATTGGCACGTTAGTGCCACAAGAAGCACTCGACGTCGATGGGAGTGTTTTCGTAAATGGACGCGTCACGTTTGGGTCCACGGCGAGACAAACTATTGACATATACTCAAACACATACGGTATTGGTATGCAAACGGATGCACAATATTACCGTTCACCGTCAAGTTTTGCATGGTTCAAAGGTGGATCGCACAATACGTCCAAGTTTAACGCCGGTCAAAATGGTAGTGTGTCTATGGTCATAGATCAAAATGCCAAAGTTGGTATTAATACATCATCTCCGGAAAGTCAACTGCATGTGAATGGTGATATTCGAATTCAAGATGAACACCCAACATTTAGATTTATTGACACAGACGGTAGTCAAAACGCATTCGTTCAAGTAAACAATGAGTTCATGTATTTTGGTAACGCGTTCACAGATGGTACAGAATCGAATATCATGTCAATTAATTTAACAACGTCGAATGTGGGTATTGGAACGACGGATACAGATTCAAGACTCACGATTGTGTCTGGACCAGCCGCGCAAGGAAGTCTCACGCGTGCTGTAAAGATTAAACGTGCGTATGCGAGTACACAACCAGAATTGAACAACGTTGAAATGATGATGGTACCAAACTATAAAAATCGAGAATACGCATATTCCAAAATTCGATCATATTGCCATGAAGAAATCATTGGAAGTCCGAATAAAGATCGAGGGGCGTTACAATTCATCGTTGGATCCAACGAAAACGTGAACGGTATTCCAGCTTTGACAATTCTTAATAAGAATACCACAAACTTTGTGGGTATTGGTGTCACACAACCAACAGCTAATTTAGATGTCGGTGGTGACATGAAAATCGCCACAGATATTACATTTCCAACATCAACTCGTCAAAAGATCAATCTGTATAACACTGGGTATGGTATTGGCGTGCAAACGAATACACAGTATTTCAGATCTCCGGGTAACTTTGCATGGTACAGAGGTGGGTCTCACTCCGACGCGGAATTAAGCCTTAACGGTGCGGTACCGCTCATGGTCATGACATCTGCCGGACAATTAGGTATAGGGACGACACAACCGACGACTGGGTATGAACTCGATGTCGTCGGTGATGCTCGCATTCGTGGTCACGTGCACATTGATGCGAGTGATGCATTACTCAACATAACCGATGTGGATCAAGCAAATTATTCAAACACATACGTCTCATTCGGTCACGGTGGATCTGGAAATGACTGGGCGTACCTGAGACAAATAGGTACGGACAACGCAATCAAATTTGCGTTAGATTTCCACGACAATGCGAACGATGCTGGCTTTGTGATTCGTGACGTCGAATCAACTGGTCAGAATCCAGATGTCATCACAGACCGTTTTGAAGTCAAACGGGGTGGTAATACATTCATCAATGGAAATACGGGTATCGGTACACAACCAAATACAAACCGTCTCGCTGTAAATGGTAGTATTGAAGTTGGAACGTCCGGTATAGTAAACTTTAAGAATTCGTCGGGTGAGAAGGTTCGTTTATACAACGCGGGTGCAGATACAGTGAACTTTAGCGTATCCCAATTACCAAATGAATTGCGATATAATGTACCGACTGGGTACAATCACGTATTCCGAATTAATAATAACGAAAAGTTTAGAATTAACGAAACGGGTGATTTCAATGTGAGTGGTAATGTATATGTTGGTCAAAATGATAGTGGACTTGGACCTAAATCAATCCTTTTTGGTGGTACAATCGGGGATAATGGCTATGCAAACACCGTGATTGAAAATAGAGTGTTCGATCAGGCAAATACAGCATCCGAGCTTTTGTTATTCAAGGGGAATGACACAAATGATCGCATCCGTCTTCGTGCGGGTGAAATCGTCATAGACACGAAGGCAGCTGGAGCTTCGAGAACGGCAAATTCGCCAGTCATGACAATCAAGAATAGTGGATTTGTTGGTTTAGGTACCACAACTCCCACTGAACAAATGCACATGACCGGTTCATTACGCATCGGTGATACTCGCATGCGCTACACATCAGGCGATGGCTTAGTATTTGATAGAGTTGGAGGGACGAATAGATTACTTTCTGATGGATACGTATGTACTGGAACCACGAACAAACTCTTAACCACGGGTTTGACTGCGACATCAGCGACTATCAACGGTGATAGCGTCTTGACTGGAAACGTTGGTATAGGAACAAATACAACATTTCCCAATACAACCCTGCACGTGAATGGCAACATGCGCGTCGAAGGTAATATTCGTCAGAGACCGTTCGTCGTGTCTATTGGTGAAGGTGCTGGTGAAACTGATCAATCGGCGTATGGTGTTGCAGTCGGTTACAGAACGGGGCGATTTGGTCAAAATAATACAGCTGTCGCACTCGGTACAAATGCCGGTTACCAAGGACAAAAGGAAGCGGCGTTGGCCGTTGGTTACCTTTCGGGTGAAATTAATCAAGGTCTCAATGCCGTGGCGATTGGTTTTAAGGCTGGTCAAACAAATCAACACAATGATACCATTGTTATTAACGCCAGAACGACACCACTCAATACAACTCGCGCGAATGCGACATTTATTCGACCTATACGCGCGGCAACGGCCGGATCCAATATCATCGCGTACACACCTGAAGGTGAACTCATCGACGTGACGACTATGAATTTCAATAGTGGTGGTAACTTATCAACACCCGGCGCGATCACAGCCGCCGCGTATTATGGGGATGCGGGTTTCTTGTCGAACATTGGTGGTAATTTTACAAATAGTATTTTATTCTCAAACACCGTGACAGGTTTCGCATCTGTGACCTCTAAATATGGTATTTCAAATACAGCACCCATACACACGCTCGACGTGGGTGCAAATGTCGTGATACAAGATACCGGCTCGAATGTACTCACAGTTCGTGGAAACGTTGTCGCGAGCAAAATCACACTTGGAACTGTATCCATTACTCCAGCACACACACTTCAACAAGTCACAACAGTAGGAAATACAGCATCAACGACCGTGCAACTTACAAATGTAACAAATTCTCTCGTCACGAGTGGACGCGTTGGTATCAAGACATCGTCACCCACATTTGATCTCGAAGTTATTGGAACCGCGGCAAAAACTGGTGGTGGGAGTTGGTCGTCGACGTCAGACCGACGTCTCAAAGAAAATATCATTGATGCCGACCTCGATACATGTTATGACATCATACAGACCATACCACTCCGACGTTTCACGTGGAAGGAAGGTATCGATCAATTTAGCGAGCACCAAAAAGATAAAAACGTACTCGGATGGATTGCTCAGGAAGTCGAAGAAGTCATGCCTAAATCAATCGAGATTATTGATGAGAAATACGGTATCCAAGACCTTAAATTCTTAAACCCAGATCAAATATACGCGACAATGTATGGTGCACTTCAGAAAGCTATACAGAAGATAGAGCATCTAGAGTCGGAGCTTAAAAAAATAAAATGCTAATATAATATAAAATGTCTGGTGGAATTGCTCAGCTCGTGGCTGTGGGTGCCCAAGATGCGCATCTTGTTGGCCAACCCGAAGTGTCCTTCTTCCGCTCTACCTACCGTCGTCACACGAATTTCTCTCAAACGACTGAACGTCAAGTCATCCAGGGTAATGTGTCCAACAACGGTATGTCTACCGTTCGATTTGAACGCAAGGGCGATCTCCTCAACTACGTGTACTTCATGCCGATCAAGGGTGATGGCACGCAAGCGAATACGGTCGCTGATTGGACCACCGCTATTTCCAAGGTTGAACTCTTGATCGGTGGTCAAGTGATCGATGAACAAGATTCGACGTTTACGACGCACATCGCGCCGGAACTTCTCGCGACGAACCAATCCAAGTCGGTTGCCGGTGGCTTGTACAGAGGTGGTGCGAACGAACAATTCTACCCGCTTCGCTTCTTCTTCTGTGAAAACTGGCAATCTGCACTCCCGTTGATCTCTCTTCAATATCACGATGTTGAATTGCGAATCACGTGGGGTCCGAGCGCTGCGATCCACAAGTGGGAGTGCTACACGAACTATGTGTACTTGGATACCGATGAACGCGCCGTCTTCGCATCGAAGCCGCAAAACCTCTTGATTACACAAGTGCAAAACGCGGTCGCCTCCCAGGGCAAGATCCAAGAACTCAACTTTAATCACCCGATCAAGTTCCTCGCGAGTAACGCGCAATCCGGTGGGTTGATGACGGCGACGAACAAGATTAAGTTGCAAATCAACGGGACTGACGTGACCGATTTCAAGTTTGCGACCCCGAACTTCTCGGCGGTGTCTTCCTATTACCACGTGCCCTATTCGACGGGTAACAAGACGTCGTCTCTTTTCATTTACCCTTTCTGCCTCGAAACGTCCAAGCTTCAACCCACAGGTTCGCTCAACTTCTCGCGCCTTGACTCGGCGAGAATCGTCAGCACGGAGAATAACTCCTTAGATAAGATCTATGCGGTCAACTACAACGTGCTCCGCATTGAAAATGGCATGGGTGGTCTCATGTACTCGAATTAAATCACAGGTATTAGTATACTATGTTTTGGACTGTTATAGTCTTATTAGCCATCGTTTTTGTGCTCACTTACGATCCAAAATCCAGGACATTGGAAAAATTTGTGGATGCTAAGCAAGCACCAACGACAGTAGAGACCGGTAAGCACTGTGAAGACGCACATTACAACGCCGTGCAATTTGGACAGGCTGCATACGAGTGTAGTCCTTCGAATCGTGTACAAATGGGTGCAATTATAGGTGCTTAAAAAACTACAACGTTAGTGTACTATATCAATGTTTTCATACGATCGTGAAACCATGCTACTCGTTGCGGTCGTCGTGTGTGTCTTAGGTAGTCTGTACCTGTACAGAGAAGTCAAGAGTGCGAAACAAGAAATCACGGATGTGAAGGTTCAATCGAGTCAGATGGCACAATACATTAACGGTTTATCGTTTTACGAAGAAGAGGAAGAAAAGGAAGAAGACGAAGAGGAAGTCAAGGAAAATTCGAACGCATCGGGCGATTTGTCGGCGAAATAAACATATCCATAGATTGTAACTTGCTAATGAGCAATGAAAAAATACAAAGCGATTGCAATTCCAGTGACGTTTGCTGAAGGAAAACCAAGGTTTTTAACAGTGAGAGATCGTCGATTTAAAGAATGGATATTTGTCACAGGCGGGTGTCGACGTCGTGAAATATTCAACCCCCTTAGATGCGCTCTTCGAGAACTCGAAGAAGAAACGAGAGGGGTCGTAGCACTTAAAAAGGGTGAATATACGGAGTTTAAATTTATAGTTAAAGAAAATCCAATGACGGAACTTATATATCATGTATACGTGATTTTCGTTGATTATAAACGAAATGATCAATATGCACTCATAAAGAGATTTTATGAAGAAAAAGTAAAGACACAGATAAAAAAACAAAACAAACAACCCATAAAAAAGACGTATGATGAGAACGACTACATGAGCTTTGATACGCTCGAGGAGTTTAACACTCGTAAACGATGGAGTCGAATCATTGATAACGTGATAAAGAATCCAGAGTTTTATGCATGCGTGTCAGGATTGAATAGAAAAACATTCTCTATTAAGTAGTGATGAAGTCAAAAGCATATATTCTCAGGCAAATTAAAGATTTACTCATTGATAACAGAGCGTACACCATCGAAGAGGCGGATGAAAAGATTGAAGAGATTAAAGATTTATCGGTGTGTGATCTTCTCGAGATGAAACAGGATCTCGCGTCGAGTGTCGAATTGCAAGACCTGTCATTTGTCACGTCTGTGAGTAGGTATTAAAAAATAAACGCGTATACAATGTAAGTATGTTTAAACGATGGTGTTCCCAACAGGGTTTCGCTCACGGAAACAAGTTATCACATGTGCTCATGGACGGTGGGGTCCTCTCCGTGCCATTTGATAAATTGGATGAGTTTTATACGAAATATATAGAATGTGTTCGACAGGGTGAACACGTATTTGTTGTTGAACAAAAAACACCGACATATAACTTTTTCGTAGACATAGATTACAAAAACACGGACGCACTCAGCGTCGAAGACATTCAAGACATTTGTAAAGTGATATGTGATAAGGTGAAGCGTCATGGTGGGAAAGAATGTCTCATTTCAGTGTCACCACCTAAAAAGGCGGGGAGTCTCGTGAAGACTGGTGTACATTTGAACTGGCCCGGATTCGTTGTAAATCAGGCGTCGGCAGTTGCACTTCGAGAACACATTCTCGTCGCTTTGTATGCCGCGAAGAAGTCGATCGATTGGAATGAAATCATAGATTCGTCCGTCTACGGTGATTTACAACGTCGATCCAAAGGGAGTGGATTTAGAATGCCGTGGTCGCATAAGAAGGGAAAACACGACGCGTGTGGCGGAAAAGGGTGTGATGCGTGTCACAATAGTGGAAAAGTGACACAAGTCGCATACTTACCTGTATTTGTCTATAAAACTGGTCCACTGAGTACACTTTTGAGAATAGATCAAGCA